ATGGCTCGGACGACCATTCACGCCGCGATCCAGGATGATCTAGCCGCGTGGGTCACCCACCGCGAGGCCCTGAGGGGTGAGGCGAGGTCGCTGGGACGGGCGTCTGTCTCGGAGCTGCGAACCTTCAAGGACCTGCTTGATGCTGAGTTGGCGCGGACGCGCTGGAGTCTGGCGGAGCTGGAACTTCTGGCCCGGTCAACGATGGGCACTACCGCCGGCCCCGGTGTGTCGACCTCGGTCGGTGCGATGTTCGGCGCGGTCTACGATGCGCGCCGTCTGGGTGATGTGCCCGACGACGAGGCCACAGCGGCCCTGCTCGACAGGCTCGGAGCGCTGTCTCCCGCCGCCGACATGGCACTCGAGTATGCGGTGGCTGCATGGTGGGCTGATGGCCATGCGCTCACTGCGCTGGAGTGGGAGTCCGTCGGCGTCAGAGTCACCACGGACTGACCGATGAGCCGCAAACCACGGTGGGGTGCGTTGGCGTGGCCTGGTATTTGCCGGGCTACCGCCTCAGCGCTGACCGACGAGTCACGGCGGCTGGGCGGTCTGGCGATGCGCGCCGAGTCGATGGGGGCTATCGGCCCCCGCGACGAGCTGGGGGCTGAGGCGGTGGCCTGCCGCGACTATGCGGGGATCCTGGCCTCCGGTGAGCGCATCTGGGTATCAGCTGACATGGTGGCGGCTACCACTGATGCCGCCGCCGACGTGCCCAGCCTCGACACGATCGACATGCCTGAGGCGCGCGGGTGCCTCGGCCTGGCCACGCCTCTCCCCCCAGTCGGCCTGGGGCATCCCCTGTGGCTGCGCACACCGGAGGGAGGGACGAGAGAGCATACCGAGCCGATATCGGTTGATGCGCTGGCGTGGACGACCGTCGGGACATCGGTGCGAGTGGTGCTCATGACGCGCACACATCGCCTGCCAGCCCCTCTGCATGGCACCGACTCGCCACTGAGCGTGGTCGAGTCCATGACAGTTCCCGCCCGGATGGATTTCGACGGCATGGAGGCGCGGCAGGTGCAACCAGGCGGAGCCATGGACCAACTACCGCACGACCGGGTGCGCCCGATGCTGCGGGTGGCATCCTGGCTGAGCGCGGCATGGGTGCTCATGGCGACCCCGACGGTGTCGGAGCCGCACCCCATGGATGGCCGGTGGGGAGGCCCAGCAACAGGGCAGACCCGTCCACGTGATCGGGTGACCGTCGTCGACATGCGACCCATGAGGCAGGTGCACACCACCACCGACCCCACTGGCAGGCGGTTGACGACCCGCCACGTCGTGCGAGGACACTGGACACACCAGCCCTACGGCCCGGCCCGCAGCCTCCGACGCCTCCAATGGGTCGCCCCATTCATCCGAGGCCCCGAGGGGGCACCGTTTGTCGGCACCGACACCGTGCGAGTGTGGCGACGCTAGAGACGCAAAAAAGAGCCCCCGAACCCGCAGGTTCGGGGGCGGCTTGTTGAGGAAGCGTTACTCCTGCGCATGGCGGAGCGCAGGAGCAGAGTCGGGCTCGCCATCGGCTGGGGGAGCGTCGTCGTTGATGGGCTCGATCATGCCGGGGTCATCGTCGGGGATATCCAGGGCGGGCTCGGCGGGAGGCTCAATGAGCTCCACGTCCTCGCCTGCGAGAGCCGGGGCCTCGGGGTGATTGCCAGCGACAAATGTCGGCGACCCCAGCGACGTGGCGACCGACAGGATGGCCGCAACCCCAGCCGTAATCAGCGCAGACAACCACGGCAGGCCGCGAACACTATCTACCGTGTACACGACACCTGCACCGACCCCAAGCGTAGCAACAAACGTTTGCACAAACGTTTTCACAGCCCGCTCGAAACAGCCACGCCAAAAATACTTGTCCATGCTCACTTGGCCTTTCGCTCGATCTCAGACAGGCGGTTTTCGATAGCCTGGATGCGGTTGCGGCATTCCAGCACGTAGTACCAGACAGACCACAGCGCATCCTTGGTGGACCACTTCTTGCCGGTGACGGGATTCTTCACCCAGGACAAATTCTCGATCTTGCTTTTGAGGGTGCCGTTCTGCGTCTGGACGACGCCAATGTCGTAGTGGAGCTGGTCGTTTGAGGCCTTGATGAGCTTGGTCAGGGTGTTGATGTCGGACATGCTGAGTTCTCCCTCTGAAGTGGTGTTTTTTCCTTGGACGGCGGCAATGAATTTATCCCACGGGAAGTAGGGTCCCGGGTCGTCGTGGTCGGATTGGTGAAAAGCGTCGGACACGTTGTCGTGTCCGCAAATGCCAGACATCCCGTTCTTCACCTGCGCGGTGGTGAGTTTGCGAACCGGGATGTGGTGGCGGTGGCAGATGCCGCGGGCGAGAATGGCGGCGCGCTCCACGGCGGGCCATACCTGCGGCGATAGCCACTGCTCACGAGTGTATGCATGAGAAGGATTCTCAAATGAGGCGCGTGAGCCGCCATCGGAGCAGATCTCGATACCGATGGAGTGGCTGTTCGGCGGGGCGTGATAGCCGATGGTGTTCTCGGGCAGACATTGGACCGTGGTCGTGACGTCGACGACGTAGTGGGCAGAAGCGGGGCGGGATGTTGACGCAAAATACCCCGCGGTGGAGACCGCCCTACCCGCCCGCGATGCCGACGGGAACCCCACGTCAGGGCAGGTCGAATGTATGACCAGCCGGGTGACCGGTGCGTTGGTATTGCCGCCGTGATGGCGGGCCTGGATGAATGTCATGTCATGTCTCCTCGTCGTGTGTGTGATGCATTCGCCGTAGTCCCATCCTCAGCAGGTCAGGTGTCCGGTGGTCATGTCGGGTTCGTGGACTGCTGGGCACAGATGGTGCAAATGGTGCGCTCGTCATGTACCATTAGTTCTATGGCATACAGATACACGGGCGTTCCCCTCGTCTCTTCGATAGTTGAGCAACTGATCCCCGATATGGGCCTAACGGGCCCGATGACAAGAAATGAGATCATCGGTTTGGTGACCGACGAGCACATCAAGCGCGGCGGCCTGCCGCCGAAAGCCTCGGCGACCTCCGTTGTGAAGCGCGCGTTGAAGCACCTTGCGGAGGCCGGCCGGGCGGAATCAGTCTCGTATGGCTACTGGCGCTTCGTGGATGCCACCAGCCCATCCGAGATTAAAGAGCCGGTCGAGATCGGCGAGGGCAAGGAGTCTGTTTACGTGTACTACTTCCCCGCCTACCGGGACCAGGCTGCATACCTCGGCCATGAAGACTGGCCCCTCAAGATCGGAAGAACAGCCGGTGAGGTCGGCTACCGGATCAAGGACCAGGGCACAACGGCCATGCCGGAAGACCCGATCATCGGGATGATCTACCGGACCGACGACGCCACCAGTGCGGAGCGCCTTCTCCACGCGATGCTTACCCAGCGAGGGAAGCGTGTGTCGGGTGCGCCCGGTAAAGAATGGTTCATGACGAGCGTCCGGGAGATCCGAGAGATTCTCGACTTCGCCACTGGTTCCTTGACCGAGGCCAGCGCGTCCTAGCTAGGCATGGATGTGGGCTGAGACTTGCAAGCAGTAGCGCCGGACACAATATCCCCGGGGTCGCCCGGTGCGCTGTCCGTCCATCTCACTCGCAAGTTGCCGTCTGAGTCACAAGCAATCGAGACGATCCCGCGCCCGGCAGGCCCACGTTCTCCCGTGGCGTCCTTGCCCGGTTGGCCTGGGTCCCCTTTATCGCCCTTCGGACCCGGGACCGTAGAATCAGCACCGGGCTGGCCGGTAGCATCTCGACCCGGTTGGCCTGGGGCTCCCGTGGCGTCCCGGCCGGGCTGGCCCGTGGCATCCTTCCCAGGTCTGCCAGCGGCGCCAGCCTTCCCGGTGGCATCACGTCCAGGCCTCCCGGCTGGCCCTATGGGCCCTGCCGGGCCGGGGGCTCCGGCGGTGGGCGCGGGGGCGTCACGAACCCGAGATTCGATGCGGCTGGCCTCATCGCACAGGCCCGCCTGTCGCAGTGACCGACCCTCATCGGTGCTGGTCGCGCACGCGGCCTTGACGCGACCGGCCAGCGATTTCGCGGCGTCGGCGTTGCTGGCGGCCTGTGATCCGGCGGCGTCTCGCTGACCCTGGATGTGTCCGGCCCAGCCTGTCAGCGCGGCCACCACGATCACGAGGAGCGCCAGCAGGACAGCCTGCCACACGTTGAGGCGCTCCGATGATCGGCGCTGGCGGCGTTCTGTTTCGAGTTCATTCGTCGGCTGCATTGGTCATCCAATCTGGCAGGTCAGGCAGGGAAATCGGGGCTGCAGTGCCGGGTAGAGACGCGTTGTAGCGGCGTGCAGCGCGGCGGGCCTCATAGGCCCACTCCTCAAGTGCGTCGATCTGGGCGGCCTGGTGGCGCTGGATTTTGCGGGACCTGTGCGTCAGTGCTGGCAGTGCCGTGAGCAGGGCTGCCAGGACTGTCGCGATCCCGGTGACGATCGTGGAGGCCAGCCCTCCCATGGCGGCCTCCTCAGGTCAGGTCGTGCTCACTCCATGCGGCGGCGGTCAACAGTGCCAGCGGGGTGCACACGAGCAGGCCGAGCATGGGGGCGACGAGCGAGGCGGGCGGTCTCGTGTCGACCGACCATGCCAGGTCGAGGGCGGACCACACCGCCCATGCGGCGGCGCTGAGGCTGGCCCCGGCGATCCCCCATAGATGCGACGGGCGGACAGCCGCAATGGCGAGGATGACGGCTGCGGCCCCGTGGACGCTCACCCACCACCAGTCGTCGACCAGGGCGACTGGCTGTGACAGCCCGTGGATCGGCAGGATCGCCGGTGCGGCCCGGTCGGCCAGGTGCAGGCTCAGCATGAGCACGTGCGTCCACGCCAGCAGGACTGTGATGCGCACGACCAGGTGCGGGCGATGGCGCAGGTGAGCGAGAAGCTGGCGCACGTCGTGTCGCATGTCACCTCCCAAATGCCTGCCAGGCTGCCGTGATGGGTGCGCTTACCCCAGCCGCGCTCCCGTCGACCGTGTAGATGACGAGAGTGAATCCGGTCGTGGTGACCTTAGATGCGGAGACTGCCCACATGGCCGTGCCGCCGGGGAGTGAATCGCCGCGTGAGGCGATGACCGATGGCGGAGCCGCGAAGGTGTTCTTGAAGGATATTTGGTATGTGTATGCAGCGGACCCTGACGGTCGGATGTCCTTCGTGCCAGATTCGAAGTGGCCAAAGCCCAGGCTGTCAGTGGCGGCCTTAGTGGCGTCGGAAGTCTGCTTGATGGCGGCTACGTCGGTATCGATCGCGGTGGCAAGCTTTTTGACGTCGCCAGGGATGTCTACCGGGTCGCCGGTGGTGGGAAACGGGTAGTTACGGTTGGTGGTTGATCCAGCCATGTCATCTCCTTGTGATCGTGATTTGTCCTGAGGTCACGTTGCTGCCTGCCCCGACGAGGGAGGCGATGTCGGCTGCTCCCGTGGCGGTGACCCCGACCCCCTGCGCTGCTCCGGTGAGGAGCTGCTGGGTGATGGTGGCGGGTAGGGGGATGGTGCGGGTTTCTCTGGGCAGCCATACACCGACGTCGACAGGGTTTCCGACGGCGGTTGGCGTGTCTGCGCGTGTGGATGCCGTGTGCCCCACGAGATGGATGGTTGCGGGGGTTTCGCCCCCGCCGCCACGAGTGATGGTGATCGTCGCTGAGGCGGATCTCCAGTCGGAGACAGCGTCGATGTGGGCGTCATAGAGCCAGCAGGCCAGCGTCGCCCCTGTGCCGGTCGTGGACCCCTGGATGAGGGTGTCGTCGGCGGACCAGCTGCCATCCCATGTGCCGGAGTCGACGGCCTGTAGTGTGACGGTGGTGGGGTCGTCTGGTGGGGTGAGGACGTCCGGGAGGGCTGTTGTTGCCTGTGCTGGGCTGTCGGGCTGGACTTTCCACGCGATATCAGGGGGTAGCTTGCGCGTCCAGCCCCGAGTGCCGTTGGCGACGGCCCCGTCGATGGTCCACTCGATGGACACGGCACTGCCCGCAGACAGGTACCCCGACCCCGGAAGGGCGGTAAAGGTACAGCCTCCGAGGGTTGGGTGAGTCGCCTGCACTGTGACATCTCGGATGTCGTTCGCGTTGGCCATGTTGAGACTCACGAGCGTTCCGAAAGTCGGACGCCAGGCCAGTGACCGGACAACCCGGATAGGGCCGACAGGCGACGGCTCGACAATGACGATGTCGCCATCCTGGTGCCACCACCCCGCCATCTCGTTGACGGCGTCGAGCTGCGAGCCGTTGACGATGACCGACATAATGCCGGGGCCAGCGTGATTTCCCGACACGATGCCGGTTCGCGGCATCTCGTCGGTGCGTACAGCAACAATGTCGGTGAAAATGTCAGCCATGCCACACCTTCTGCCATGGAACCTGAACGGTGAGCTTCATCGTGCCGTTGTCGATGTCGACCTTGGTTATGAGGCCGGACATAGCGTCACCGCCGGGTAGCGCGATGGATGCCGTGTCGAGGACATCGATGGCGGGGTTCGCGGGGGCCTCGATGGTGATGTTGGCCATGCGGGAGCTGTGTACGGATGCCAGTTTCTTGTCGGCGGCGGCGTTAGCGTACTGGGTGGAGTGGACGAGCTTGGAGGTGGAGATGTCTGGGATGCGACCGAAGGGGCCTCCCCAGGCGAGTGGTCCTTCGCGGTCGTAGGCGGCACCCCAGATTTCGAATCGGTTTCCGGTGTCGGTTTCGGCTTTGACGGCGGCTCCGTTGACGAGGCCGGTGCGGGAGGCCTCGGGGGTCCAGGAGACGGCCACGTCGGTGCCCACCCGGTACGTCCAGGTGGTACCCGTGCCAGCAGTGGACGAGATGAGCTGGAGGAGACCGGAGCGGTCGCACCAGATGGTGCGCCCATCAATGGCGACCAGCTGGAGTGCGGCATCGAGCTTGGTAGACCCCCACTCCATGTCTGAGGGGACTGGGGTGGTGGCTGACCAGCGACCGAGCCGGATATCGACGCCCTTGACGATGCGCGCCCAGGCGTCGCGGACAGTCTGAGCGTGAGGCTGGACCCAGTTGGTCCACTTCTCGTCGGCGAGCTGCTGCAGCATGTCGCGGGCGGTGGGCTGGAGAGTCTGCCCACCGGTCCACCACTGGCCGTTGGACTGTAGCACCATGGCCGACGACCCGTCGGGGCCAGAATCCTCGATGCGAAAAACGCCGATGGGGATGATTTGCCGCCATGCGTCGCCGACTGTGAGCATCGCCCTGACGATGAGCTGCTGCCCCCACGGAGCCAGCGGGGAGAGCGGGTCCGGGGTGAAGAGGCTCGAGTCGGGGTCGGAGATGGTGGCCTTGACCTCGCGGGTGATCTGCTGGCCATCCCATGACGCCGAGAGCGTCAGCGAGTCGACCTGGATGTCCGAGGCGAGGACCTTACCGCCGCGCACGGCGGTTGCCAGCCAGAGGAGCTGGTGGGGTGATGACAGGGCGTCATTCCACAGTGACGATACTGGGTATCCCATCAGAAAATACCCCGCTGTGCGTCCAGGTAGGTTGTCCACAGTGACGGCAGCCCGGCATAGATGGTGACGCCCTGGGCTCGCGCATAGTCGGCGAGGCCCTGATAGGTCCACGGGGCGACGATGACAGGCAGCACGCCTGGATCGACCTCGTCGCCGGTGATGGTCCAGGTTGTCTCGGTGTGGCCGGGGTTGTCGGCGAAGTCGCGCTCGCGTCGCTCCACCGCCTCGGCGACGGTCATGTACAGCAGGCCGGTACGGTGCCGGATGGCTGGGGCGCGGACGAGCACGGTGATGGATCGGCGCAGCAGGTCCTCGAATTGCTGGGCGGTGTCAAGGTCGGGCAGGCGTATGACGAGGGTTCGCTTGCCGCCGAGCTGGCGGACTCCGACGACCGCCGAGGGCAGGTTGGTGGTCCATCCTGGCGTGGAGAGGGTGACGCTCTGATCGAAGCTCACCTCGTCGTCGGAGCCTGCCATGAGGTCGACGTGGAGGGCACTTGCCGGGTCGAGGGGGTTGGATATCCAGCAGGTGTCACAGTCGATGGTGCCTGTCTGGAAGGACGCTACCCGGTTCTCTAGATGGCCTCCGTTGGATTTCATGGCGAGTGCCCGGTATGTGACGTTTGCGCCGAGAGGGGCGTCCCAGTCGACGACGAGCCCCTGATTTCCGGAGATGATGACATTTTCCGCGCCACGCACGGGGGTCTCACTAGACCCCACAATCCGACTGACGCTCATCCGCTCGGTGCCGGATGGGGTGTCGCCGACCGTGATGGTCATATGGGGTGGATCATCGGCCCAGGTGGCGGTGATGGTCATGCTCATCGTGTGCTCCTGACGAGATTGCGTGCCGTGGAGCGGTTGGCGGCGATGATCTTGGCATCTACCGCGTTGGCGAGCCCCGGCACGGACAGGGTGATGTGTACCCCGGACAGGTCGAGGCCGCCCGCGCCGTAGCCGGGCTGGGCGGTTCCCGGCGGGGTGATGGGACGCGACGATCCCTGGGCTGGCAGCGCGCCGAGGCGGCGCCCTGTCTCCTGCCACAGCTGGAGAGACTGCGCACGCTTGGAGGGCGACAGCGGGATGTATGCCTCGCCTCCGGTTTCCGGCTCGCCCCAGATGCGCAGCCCGGAGCCGCTGGAGAATCCGCCGTCGGCGAAGTGGGTGGCCGACACGAGCCCCAGCCGGTCAGAGACGCGTTTGAGGGAGTTGGAGGCAGAGTTGAGGCTGTTGACGGCCTTCTTCCCGCCTGCAAGCACGTCGCCTGCCAGCTGAAGGCCGCTCGGCCCCATAGCGGTGATGGTGTCGATGTTGTCCTGGGACAGGCCGAGGTTGCGCAGCCTGGCGAGCCTCCACCGGAACAGGTCGAGCTCTTCGACGCCTTGGCGCATGGAGGCCGCCCAGTCCTGCCAGGACCCGCCGACCCGGTAGTCCTTCGCCATGGACGCGCCCGCCTGCTCCGCTGCACGGGCCAGTGCCTCCTGGGCTTGGCGTGCCTTGTCGGTGGCCTCTTTCTCCTTGTCCTTGGCGGCATTGAGGGCGTCGCCGAGTTTCTTTTCGTTCTTGGAGTGGCGGCGGCGTGCGTTCCACCAGGCACGAGAGGCGCGCTCGCGTGCCCTAGTGGCGTTGGCGGCGTCCTGGACCGCCTGAATGTAGTCGACGAGCTCACCTGTGGGGCGGGCCTCGATATTGAGGATGGCGCGTGCCTGGCTGCCGCTGATGCCGCCGTTGGCGAACCATTGCACAGCCCCGCCGAGACGCTGAACGGTTTGTGTCGCGATTTCGCGGGAGCGGCCCCGCTTGGATCGAGCGAAGGGGATGTAGGCTTCACCTTCTGTTTCGGGCTCTGCCCAAACACGCCAGGTGCCAGCCTTAGCGATTTGGGCATCATGGCGCTCGTAGAGGCCGCCGTTGGCGTGGAACACTCCCTTGAGGGCGCTTCCCACGGTGTGCACAGTGGCTGTCACTGTCGTGAACAGCGGCCTGGTGAGGGCCTGGAGGGCCGAGCGTGCCCCACTGGTGTTGGCGTGGGCGGATACGCTCACGCGCTTGCCGTTGACGCGGCTTGCTGTGCTTCCCAGACTCTTGACCTGCCCAGTCGCCCTGGTGGCCCCTGGCGCGGATGTGGCGACACGAGGACGTTTGCGCCCAACGCTATCGGCGGCCGATCCGACCTTGGCGAGCTGACTGCTGGTCCTGGCAGCGGTTGGCGCCGAAGGCCTGACTTGGGGGCGCTTCTTGCCGAGTTGATTGGCCGCACCCGACACCTTGAGAAGGTTATTAAAGGCGTTACCGGACCCGGGCGCGCCAACCTTGACATTAGCTTTGCGTCCGTTGACCTTCTTGGCCTTTGTGTCGACCTTTTGCAGCCCAGAGAGAGTGCCATTGGTGTTCTTCAACCCCAGCGGGATGAGGACGTTTTTGCCGTCAAGCTTGTCAACCTTGTATTTAAGGCCATCGATTTGGACGGTAGCGCCATAGGCTCCGGGAGCCGACGCGGTGACGAGAACCTTTTTCCCGTCAACGCTGGTGGCCTCCTTGCTCAGGATTTTGAGGTCTCGGGAGGCGCCGTCCTGCATGGTCGCTTTGACCACAATCGGCGGACTGGAATACATGGACCAGGTTTGCGTGCGCAGGTCTTGCAGCTGTTTGGATGCGTCGTCGAATCCTTTGGACTCGGCGGTGGCAGCCACCTTGAGCTGCTGCTCCTTGGGGAGCGCTTCGAGGTCGGTTTTGAGGGTGTCGACGGCTTTGGCGTCAGTTTCGCCCTTGATGCGGACGCGTACACCATCCTTGGTGTACTGGATGATGCCATCCATTTCCGCCTTGAAGGCATTGGCCCGGGAAATGGCGGCGTCAAACCCGTCGGCCTTGGCGGTGGCAGCCACCTTGATCTGCTTGTCCTTGGGAAGCTGCTCCATCTTGGTGCGCAGCCGGTCGAGGTCTGCGGTTGCCGTGGCCTTGACCTTGAGAGTGATGCCCTGTTTTGTCACCGTCGTGGAGACGGTGTTCTGCAATTGCTGCAGCTGCTTCTTGGCTTCGTCCAGGCCCTTGGTTTTCGCGGTGATGGACACCTTTTGAGCGGCCGCCTTGGAGAGGCCGTCGAGCTGCTCGCGGAGGGCGTGGACCTTTCCGGGGTCGGTGTTGCCCTTGATCTCCACCGTCACGCCGTGCTTGGTGGTTTCCTGGAGCCCTTTGGCCTGCTTCTCGAAGTCCTTGGCTTGGGCCATCGCCGCCTTAAATCCCTTGGTTTTCGCGGTGGCGAGGACTTGGGACTGCTTCTTGGGCGGGACCTTGGCGAGCTCGGCGTTGAGCTGCATCACCTGGGCGTGGGTGCCGCCCTTGATGATGGTCTCCACCTGGACGCGCTTCTTGTCTGGGACGATCCCCAGCGATTTCGCCAGCTTCTCGTTGGCGACGGCGGCACGGTTGACCGCCGACGGCACCTCTCCGCGCAGCCAGCCCGCGTAGTCCTTGGCGGACAGCCCGGTGACGCCGAGCTGGTGGGCTGTCGCGGACAGACCCTCCTGGAGCTTCGGGAACAACGACATGAGCTTGTCGTCACTGATGTGGTTGGCCTTGGCCGCATCGGCGATTTGTTCCCAGTTGCGCTGCAAGTCTCCCCAGGCGTGCGACCCGGCGAGCCCCGACAGGGCCTCGTCGAATTTCCCGAGCTGCGCCTTGGACTGCTGCGACAGGTCTGCAGCGGAGCCAACCAGGGAGGCGAACCGCCCCTCTTGGCGCTCCAGGAAGCTCAGGTTCTCGCCGGTGGCGTGGTTGAGGGCGTCTCCGAGCCCGTTGAGGTTTTCACGCAGTGGCCCGAATCCGCCGTCGTTGACCTGCTTCAGTTTGGCGTCGAGGTCAACGATGCCCATGCTGGCCTGCTTGGACCAGTCGGCCACCGAGCCAAGCTGTCTGTCGATGTCGGCGGCATGGTTGGCGCTGTCTTGATGTCCCCAGGCGATGGCGAGGGCTCCCAGCCCGGCGGCCACGCCGAACAGCTTTCCCGACAGTCCAGATGTGGACCCCTTGACGCCAGACAGGGCCTTACCGGCTCCTTCAGTGGCGCCTGCGGCCTTGGTGGCGGCCCCGCCGATGCCGGTGAATGCTCCAGCAATTCCGGCGACGCCGCGCACGGCCTTGAATGCTAGACCAACATCCTTGACGGCGCGGGCGACCTTCCCTATCTGACCTGCGGCGATCAGAGATACGCCACCGAACGCGCCGATTTGGAGGATCATGTCCTTCGTGTGGTCCGAGAGGCCGTTGAACTTGTTGGCGTACTCGGAGACCTTTTGGGCCGCTCGCCCGAGGACTGGCAGGGCGGCCTGCCCGAGACTGATAGCGGCATCCTTGATGCGGTTGACGGCCAGCTGCATTTGTGAGGCGGTGGTCTGCTGGCGGCGGCCAAACTCCTCCTGCAGGGCCGTGTTTTGCGACCAGCCTTCGCCTGCGGTCTTAAGGGAGCTTGCCAGCTGGTCTTGGGCGTTACCGGCCCCGGCAGAGGCGCCAGCGAGTCGCTTCATCGCGTCGGTCTGATACTGGCCTTTGATGCCCATCTGGTCGAGGAGTTTCGACACATCCTGACCGGATTTGGAGGCCCGACCTAAACCCTCGATCAGAGCGTTTGTTGCCCCGGCAGCGTCGGTCTGCCATGCCTTTTTGAACTGGGCAGCAGACATGCCGGACACCTTCGCCATGGTTTGCAGGCTTTTCCCACCGGAGCGTACGGCGCTGTCAATTTTGATCCAGTTGCGGGACATGGCGGTGCCGCCCGCCTCGGCGTTGATGCCCACCGACGCCATGGCGGCTCCGAACGCCATCACCTGCGACTCGGACATGCGCATCTGCTTGCCGGTGCCAGAGAGCCGCTGACCCATCTCCACAATGTCACGCTCGGTGGTGGCAGAGTTGTTGCCCAGGTCGACGACGGTAGCGGCGAGCCGGTCCACATCCTTGGGGGCGGTGCCCATGACGTTCATGAACTGGCGCAGATTGGTGGCCGCCTCCTCCGATGTCATGTTGGTGGCGGTGCCCAGCTTGACCATCGTCGACGTGAACTTGGCCACATCCTGCTGTTTTACACCCAGCTGGCCTGCCGCCTCGGCGACACCGGCGATCTCCTGATGCGACACTGGCAGCACGCTGGCGAGGGAGCGCAGCTGACCTTCGAGACGCGCATACTGGGCCGGTGAGGCGTCAACGGTTTTCTGCACACCTGTCCAGGCGGATTCCCAGTCGACAGCAGCCTTGACAGCCCCACCAACACCTGCTGTGACAGCCAAACCGGCTTTTGTGGATGCGGATGCCATCCGGTCGAAGGCGGCGCCGTGGGCCTTGACTTGGCTTCCGAGCTGCTTGGAGGCGGTGGCTGCACGGGCCATGGCGGCGGTGAAGCCGTGCGTGTCGGCGTTCAGCTTCACTGTCACGGTTTTGTCAGCCACAGCGTCTCCTCTATGTGCGGTGTGTCACTGGAATTGCTTTGCCCATTCGGTGATGTGTTTTCGGTCGCCGTGGATCCAGCGGCGAGCCCTCTCTGGGTCTGGTTTCTGGTCTGTGTGGCCGTCGCGTCGTGCCTGGGCCACCTGATCCCGGTCTAGCGCCTGCAGCGATGGGCAGGTGATGGCGGCCGCCGTGTAGTCGGCTGCGGTTTTGCCGTCATGGCTGGACATGGGGTGGCCACATCCGGGGCACAGGGTGGACTGGTAGTCGTCGAGGGCGTCGAGGATGGCGCGGTCCTCGGGGGTCCACTGTGTCCCGTTGTCGCGGCCCCAATACACGGTTGGGGGTATCGACCACTCGCGAGCATGGTCGATGTCGCGGCGTATCTGCGGGTCGGCTACCGCCTCACTCAGAAAGGGAGGTCAATAGTTTCGGTGCAGGCCTCCAGCGCTGCGGCCCAGCAGCGGGACACGTCGGCGGGGGGAAGATTGTCCAGCAGGCGGTCCAGGTCCTCCTTGGTGAGTCCTGCATCGTTGCCGGTGACGGTTGTTGCGCCGGTGAGGCACTTCTGGGGGAGCCTGGACTGCTCGGCGATGGTGCGCTCCTCGTCGTTGTCGATGGTGCGTAGTGCTGTGATGAGGCCGTTCCAGGCGGTGGTGGTGAGCCCGGTGAAGACGAGTCGGATGCTGGATTGTGCCAGGCGATTGCGGGCGTCCTTTTCGGCCTTGGTGGCGGCGGTTAGTCGCTTCTTGGCGGCGGAAGCTGCGCCGATGGTGCCTCCCGTCTCGTCTGCTTCATCGTCGACGGCGGCCTTGGCGTCAGTCAGCTCGGCGTCGGCGTCTTTCCAGGCGCGTGCACAGGCTGGGTCTAGGCAGATGTCCACATGTTTCGTGGGACGGTTGGTGCCTGCCACGTAGGCCTGCATGAGGGTGCGCATGTCGGGGGTTCCAGTCATGGGGGGAGTTCTCCTATGGGTGCCGGATGAGTGCCAGATGGTGGGGGCGGCCAGGTCTAGGGTCTGGCACCCAGCGAGCCCTAGACCTGGCCACGATTTCAGGAGGCGACAGCGCCGTTGAGGGTGCGGTCGGACACTGACCAGCCGATGTTCATGGTGAACATTTCTCCGTCGTCGGTGGTGAGCTTGCCGGGTGTCTTGGTCTTGACGGTGGCCTTCCAGGCGTAATACTTCTGGCCTGCGACGACGTCAGCCCCTGGCTTGACGGCGGGAAACTCGACAAGGATCGTGTGGGCGCCCGGCTCGAGTCCGGCGATCACCTTGTCCTCCTTCTGGGGGTCGGTGATGATGATGTCGGTGTCGGAGATGCCGTAGGTGACAGGGCCGGGACGCTTGGAAGCGGCGCGGCGGCAGATGCGCTTATCCTCAGACTCGGAGGCATCCGAGGAGGTCTCAAAAGACTTCAGGGCGCAGGTGATCTCGGTGCCCGCCTTCAGCTCGGTGACGGTTGCGGCCTCAAGCTTGGCGATGGACGGCACGATCATCACCTTGGAGTTCTCGATGGTCTCAATGCCCTCGGGGTTGTAAACGCTAACAGTCATGGGTCACTTCTCCTTTTTCGGGGTGTCGGTCTTGGCGGTACTGTCGGTGCGGGGCTTGGTTGGGAGTGGGCGGCCCTGCGGGTCGGTGGCGGGATGGTTGGCGAGAATGCGCGCACCGTCTGGGACGGCGTCTGCGGGGACGGTGCGCTGGCAGGTGCTGTCTGCGATGCGCACCCACTTGGTGTCAGTCACGGGGCCTCCTTGTGGTAGTAATGCGGAATTCGTTGGTGCATGTCCAGCACCAGTTGGTGGGGTCTCCTCGGTCTGCCAGGACGGGGCCTGAGGTGACGTGGGTGAGCCGGTATCCGTCGATGCGCTGTCCGTCGAGGGCGTCGACGACGCGGCGGGTGTAGAGGCGGGTGCCTGCCGGGTTGTTGGAGACGGCCATGACGTCGACGGTGACATGCCAGAGGGGCCTGTCTCCGAGAGTGGTGGCGAGTCGACAGTCACGCTGGGTGACGACCGCGTAGGGGTAGATATTGGGTGCCGGGTGGCGCCCGTCCAGGCCATTGCCGGGGACGAGGGTGACGATGTCGGTGATGACGTCAGTCAAGAAGCTTGCCTCCTATCTGCTCCATGGCTCGCACGAAGCCGGGGGTGACATCGTCGAGGGCGGGGCGCATGAATGGGCGGGCCTCCATGTGGCGGGTGCCCCACTCCAGGAACGGCGCGTAGTAGGTGGTGGGTCCGATCTCTGCCGACATGCCGCCCGCCGAGGCGGTGGTGTGGATGGATTCACGGGTAGCTCCGGTGTCGACGGGGCAGCGCTGTTTACCGATGCGTTCCACGTCGAGGGCGGATTTGCGGACTGCCTGGCCTGCCTCCTTGGTGGCCTTGTAGCCGGTTTTGCCGAGGTCTGCGGTGAGGCTGGTTAGCTGTGTGGTGTCAATCGTGAACGCCATGCTCGCACCAGGTATACCTTTCGGGTGATGGCCCAGGCCTGCTGTTCCATGTCGACAATTCTGTAGAAATCTTCGTTGTCGGAGTCGTAGCTGTCGATGACATCGAGCATGTCTCCGACTTGGATGGAGACATTGGGGCTGGTTTTGCAGACGTGGGTGGCGATGCGGACTGAATCGCCAGCGGAGGTGGATTGACTTGCCTCGCCGTTGATGCGCTGCACAAGGCAGTCGATGGGGGCGCTTCGGTGCATATCGTCGTACTCCACGCCATCTTCGTCGGTTGATGTGTCGACGGTATGAAAGATGACCGCTTTGTCGGTGTATAGCTGCTCATGCCAGTCGCGGGCAGTATCGATGGCGCGTGTCAGGTCCATGAGGTGTCCCCCCAGCCGCGATACAGGTCCGTGGTGGGGCTGTAGGCGTGAGGCTGATCCACCTCGATGAGGGCGAACCCTCCCCGGTGGGTGTCGGCCCAGATGCGGGAGCGGCGTCGCCATGCGGCGGCGGTGGTGCCCCAGTCCTTGGGGGTGACGATCATGGTGGTGCCCTCGGAGGTGACGTGGGTGAGCTGGTCGCCTACCAGGGATGCCGCCAGTGTTGCCGCCTCGGCGGCAGCCCACCACTGGTCGTAGGTGGGCTGCCAGTCGGGGTCGCCGGGTAGGCGTCCATGGTCGTCTGGGATGGCTGAGCTGTCGACGCACTCGGCTATCTGGGAGGAGTCAAGCGCGTCGCCGCCGAGGAGCTCGCTCACGTGCAGGATCGCGCTGCTTCTGTCCACTGTCGGGCTCCTTCCTGGGCGTCCATCCAAGCTTGGCGGCCAGGTCTGGGGGGCAGGTGACCTGTGTGCCGCCTGGTGTGGTGAAGGTCACCTTTGCGTCACTCATGCGGCGTTGGTGAGCTTGACGAACTGCTCGGGGGCGACGATGAGGCAGCCGAACTCCGCCTCGGCGAGGATGCCGACCAGGTTGTTCTGCCACAGCGGGATGAGCTCGCCGTTGATCTTGACGGTGGCCTCGGTGGAGACGGAGTAGGAGATGCCTCCCACCTGTCCCCAGACGATCTTGGACCAGTCACCGCCGTAGCCGACGACAGTCTTCTTGTCGGCGGTGGCGACACCGTCGCCGATGAACGCGGAGCGTCCCAGCAGGCGGGCGGATGCGAGGGCGTTATCCGAGTAGACGGGCTCGGTGAGGAGGGGCCGTCCGGTGGTGTCGTAGGAGCCGTTGAGGAGGGGCTCTGCGGTGGTGTCGAAGGCCCAGCCGGTGAGCTTCTTGCCGTCGGCGACCATAAGCTGGATGGCAGAGTTGGCGTCGCCGTAGATGCCTCCGTGGGCGGCGTCGGCGGTACCGAGCTCGACAGCCTTCTTGGTCTCGTCGAGGTTGTGATCGAACGGCGAGTTGACGCCGTGCAGGACGGCGGCATCAAAGGCGAGCGCGAACGCCTCGGCAATGTCAGTCTTGAACAAATTGACGTAGTTGGCGGGGTTGGCGCGCACGACCTCGGAGGAGACGACGGCGATGGCGGCGATCTTCTTGGGCTCCATCTTGAGCAGCCCAACAGCGCCCTCGGTGACGGGCTTCTCGCCCGCCTCAGGGACCCATCCGGCGGTGGGCTTGGAGGTGACAATCGGGATGGTCTCTCCGGAGATGCCCAGCGGGACCTTGCGGGCGAGCTGCTGGACAACGGAGCGTTTGGCGGCCTCAGCGAAGAAGTCCTGGGCCATGTGCGGCTGGAGGTATCCAGCAAAATCAGTGGTCTTGGTGGGGGCGGTGACAGCCATGGGGTCTCCTTAGGCGTGACGTCGCCCGACGGCTGCCGTGAGGGCGGCTGCAATCGGGTCGAGGGGGGCTGATGGTGTGGCGGGGGTGTTGAGGTCGCGTGCGCCTGCGCCGGCGGGCTTCGTCTTGAAGCGGGGGTGGGCGTCGACGAACTCGGTGATGGTGGCGGCGATGTCATCCGGCGTCGCGTCGGAGATGGCCTCACGGAAGGCGGTGGAGTCGAGGAGGGCTTCCCGGTCGACTCCGTCAGGCATGGACTGGTAGACGGCGAGCTGTAGCTGTGCCGCCTTGGTTTCTGCCTGGGCTTGGGTGAGCTGCTCTGTGAGCTGCTCGGGGGTGGGCGTCTCGCCCTGGTCGATCCCGAGGGCGGCGGCGAGGCCGTCGCGCAACTGGGAGAATTGGGCTTCGAGCTGGTGGCGCTTGTCACGCTCCTTGGCTAGGTCGGCGAGGACTGCGCTCTTAGAGCCGCGTCCTTCTGTCTGTGGCGTCTCGCCTGCGTCGACAGTGGTGCCTTGGCTGTCACCAACCTTAGCAGAATCGTCGGTGGTCTCGTCGATGGCGGTGTTTTCGGTGGTGTCATCCATCTCGGATGTCCTTTCTTCTAGTCGTCGTGGACTGGTCCGACGTGCCAGGAGTCGCGCCAGTCTTGGCGCATGACCCCGTGCTTGTCGGGTGACCAGTGGCGTTTGAGGGTGGTCCAGTCGTCGGGTGGGTAGCGGCCGTCGGTCCAGGCTTGGAATCGTTTGGGGCCGAGGATGTCGCGCTGTGTGGTTTCTGGTTGTGATTGGAACCAGGCGTATCCATCCCCCTCATTGACTGCCGAGTCGGGCTCGTCGATGTCGTCGAACCCGAGCTGGTTCCATGTTTTGGTCAGGGGTAGGCGTGTGCAGCGGCCTTGGTGGTGGTCGAGGGGCCCTGGCTCGTCGAGGGGGTGGGTTTCGCCGTGGTGGGAGATGCAGGAGGCGCATGTGCGGTGGTCGAGCTCGGCGTACCACTGCCATCCCTGGAGGATGTCGCGGTTGGCGGCGTGGTGGGCTTGCGCGGCGGCCCTGTAGGCGTCGAGTTGTTCGGTGCGTGCGATGACGAGGGCTCGGGCGAGTCCGCCCTCGAAGTGTCCTTGGACGGCTGCGATCATGTGTGCGGCGACCTGTTTTGGGTTGCGACCGAGGGCGACGCCGACGGTGAGGGCGTGCTTCATGGCGTCGGTGGCGGCAGCGTTGAGGTACCAGTGGCGCACGGTGATTTGCTGGAGCGTTCGCAGGGTGATCACGTCGATTTGGCTGGCGTCGACGGAGGCGAGGTTGATGGTGTGGCCTGGTGGTAGCTGTGTGGCGATGAGTGCGTCTTGGTCGGAGGCGGCCTGCTCGATGAGGTGGCGGGCGGTGGCGGCTGCCGCGTGGTTGGAGGCGGCGAGGCAGTCGGTGAGCCCGTCGGTGGCGATGGCGAGGGCGTCTCGGGCCTTGATGGTGCGGATGGCGGCGGTGGCTTTCTGGTCGTCGTCGAGTTGTGCGATGGCGAGGGTGGCTGTACGCAGCTCGGATTCAATGGCATCCCAGGTGGAGGCCCAGCGGGCGGCGAGGAGTCGGGTTTGCTCGTCCTGGATGTGGTCGATGAGGTGGCGCTGGCGTAGCAGCTCGGTGAGGGTGCGCTGGTTAGTTGTCATAGCCGATGGTGCCGGTCATGAGGGCGCGCCCGGCGGCCTGCGCTGACTGTGCTGCAGTGTCGCTGGCCCGCTGGACGACACCGTCGGGGTCTGGTTCGTCGAGGTCGTGGACGATGTCGACGAGGGCGTATCCGAGCTGCTGCTTGGCCTGGGCGACCTGGAGTTGCTCGAGGGGGTCGAGAGGCATGGGTTCGGCCCACTGGATGCCCGGCTCAACACCAAGGAGCCGCAGGAGGCCGTTCCAGACGGGTTCGGCGTCGCGCTGCCACGCCATGATGGTGGCGGTGCGGCGAGTGGACAGGATGCGCAGCGCCTCACCGGAAGGTACGTCGCCGGTGGATTGGGAAAGGTAGTGATAGGGGATGCCGACAACTCTGGCGATCTTCGCGGCGAACGCATCTTGGACTTTGAGTAGCGGGGTGAGGTCTGGCGGGTCGAAGCGCAGCAGCGGGCCCGGCCCGTTGGTGGCCCAGAACTGTTGCTTGTCGGGGTCGATGCGCCTTTCCTGTGGGGGCTGGGTGGGGGCGTAGGGGTTGCGGATGTCGTCGATGTTGTGGTTGAGCAGGGCATAGAAGGGGCGGGCGTAGGTCTCGGTGGTGATGATGAGATCGGCGAGGGCCTTGTTGAGGGCGTCCTGCAGGGGGATGACATCAGTGAGGACGGAGTGCCCGTGGCTCATGTGGTCGTCGGGGTCTCGTTTCCACCAGCAGACGGGCACGGTGCCGAACTGGTGGGCGACGATGGGGCCGTCGTTGTCGGTGCAGCCGGTCCAGGCGTCGTCGAGGGCGGGCATGTCTCCGGCGACCTGCTGCTTGGTGATCCAGCGTTCCAGCCGGTCGGGAAAGTACAGGTTGACGCGCCCGTACTCGTTCTCGGTCCAGATGCGGGCGGCCCATGCCAGCTGTGAGGGATTGTCCATGTCGGGCTGGGCGGTCATGGTGGTGGGGTCACAGAAGGTTGGTGTGAGCCCGTTGGGGCCGGGCCAGACGATGGCGTAGGCGTCGCCGTAGACGAATCCCGCCCGGTCAATGAACCCTTCAAGGCGGGACAGGCCGTGGGTTTTGGCGGTGCCGTCGTTGTCGTGGCCGTCGTCGGTGGTGGTCCACTGCTTGATGGCTATGCCGTCGGTGAATGCCGTGACGGCGGCGGGGCATAGGTTCTCGCGCAGTGACATGACTGTGTCGGTGAGGAGCTTTTGTGCCTGCTTGGTCTGGTAGTCGCGTGAGGCAAACTGCAGCTGGTGGTTGCCGCGATAGTAGTCATAGAGGAGGCTGTACGCGTCACGTCGGTTGGCCCATTGGGTGATGGCGTCTGTGAGGATGCTCATGGGCCATGTGCTCCTATCCGAGGGCGGTGAGGGTGGTGCCTTGTCTGCGGCGGGTGACGACGGCCCACGTGATCGCCTGGGTGAGGGCGTCTACTTGGTCGTCGTGGGTGGCGTTGGGGAATCCGGCGAGTTCTTCGATGAGGTCTCCGGTCCAGGGCTCGTATCCGGGGAGGTGGACATTTCCGGCTTCGACGAGGGGCTGGACGACATTGGCGCGGGCTTCCTTGCCGCCCTGTGGCTGGACTGGGACGAGTCCGGGCAGGGTGTGGGCGAGGGCGTCGAGGACGGCGGGTCCGTTGGCCTTGTCCTCGACGAGATGGGCGGTGGCCTGTGGCCATCGTGCGGCGAGGCGCTGCATGTGCTGGCAGGTTTCGGTGAAGCTCCAGTGGCCTCGAGATTGGTCGAGGAGTCGCAGGGTGGACCCGTCGTGCTGCCAGACTTGGCCGACGACCCAGTCGGTGTGCTCGCCACCTTTGAAGGTGAGGTCCCAGGAGGTGAACACTTGCCCGCTCGGCACCCACCGTTGCTGGTTGTCGTCGGCCTGCCAGGCTGGGCGGGCATCTATGATCCAGTGGTCCCGGTTGAAGATGGTGCCGCCGGGAGGTGATGGGTGGCCCTGGTAGAGGGAGGCGAATGTCCGGGAGCCTGCTTGTCGCTTGATGGCCTCCCACTGGGCGTCGGTGCGGCCTCGAGCGGACTGGAGCCACTGGCCTGGTGCGCGTCCTAGCGGGTCTTCGCTGCTGTCGGCCTGGGCTGGAATGTTGATGACGCTCCAGCGGTCGGCGTCGTCGGAGGCGAGGAGTCGCCCGGCGAGGTCATCTTCGTGCCAGCGGGTGAGGATGAGGACGACTGGTGCGCCGGGGGCGAGTCGGGTGGAGGCGACGTCGGTCCACCAGTCCCAGACGCGCTCGCGGTACACCTTGGAGTCGGCCTGTTCGCGATCCTTGATGGGGTCGTCGATGATGAGCAGGTCGACGGCGCGTCCGGTGAGGGCTCCACCGACGCCGGTGGCGTAGATGCCTCCGTCGTGTCCGGCGAGCTGCCACTCGTGCTGGGCTGACAGGTCGGGGCGGACGGTGAGCCCGAGGTTAGGGTGGGCGGCGATGTCGTCTCGGATGACGCGACCCCACCGGCGCGCCACCGAGTGTGCGTACGAGGCGATGGCGATACGGGTGTCTGGGTTGTGGGTGAGTGCCCACAGGGGGAAGCGGCGGCTGCATCGCTGCGACTTCCCCTCCTGAGGAGGCATGGACACGATGAGGCGTCCATCGGTGGTGTCTGCAAGCTGGGCGAGCTGGGTGTCGATGAGTCGCAGGGCTGGAGTTTGGACGGTGGTGGGGTCGAGCGCCTGAGCCATGTCGCCGGGAGTGTCCCAGCGGTGGGCGCTGCCGGTGAGGATGGCGCGCATGGCTGCGGCGGTGGCGGGGTCGAGGCGCAGGAGTGGCGCTGTCATTGCGCCTCCTTGTCTGTTTTTGGGCGCACACGCCCCGCTAGTCGTCACCATACCATGCGTTATGCGGCTTTGTCTCTGTCCTCGATGGCTGCCGTGATGTCTGGCCAGAGTTGGGCTATGACATCCCATGGGAAAAATCGTGGAGGTTGTGGAAGCTGTGCGCGTTGAGCTGGTTTGATCTTGCCGCGCCGGTGCCATTGGTTGATGCGTTTGCGCTGGACGGGGAGTTCTGCGGCTAGCTCGGCTGCGGTCATGGGTGGGGCGAATCGCCATCGCTTTTCGAGGGCGGCTGGTCCTGGGTATTCGTGGCGTTGGCCATCGGGTTGCCAGCGGGTGGCAGTGCAGGCGAGGACGGGGCCGTCGATCTCGCAGGGCGCTCCGCATGCGGGGCATGTGATGGCGCGGGGAGGTTTCAGTCCTACGGCGCGGGCCAGGTTGGCGTATGTGGCACTGATCATGTCATCGACCACGGCCATGTCGTAGTCGTCGAGCCAGGCCCGTGAGTCGGCCCACACGTCTGTCAGCCATGCGCATTCGGTGGTCCAGGTCAGGCCGCGCGGCTGGGGGTGTGCGGCACGGGTCTCGGGGTCGATGGCCTCCCAGATGACCCTGGATGCCTCTCCGGCGAGGGTGCGCAGCATGGGTGGCTCCCATCCTGGTGTGGGCAGGATGTCGAGGCGTGACACGTCCAGGGGCGGGCGTGATCCTGGCACGTGGCGGGTGTGGGTGGCCTCGCCGTCAGGGTTGCGGGTGTCACCGAGGGAGTGGAGTTCGGCGATGATGGCTGGCATCTGCTGGATGCGACCGAGCGGGTCGGTGGCGGGGATCCATGCGAGGGGTCTGGTCACTGGTCCTCCTGGAGGGCATCGAGGATGAGCTGCCGTCCGTCGATGGCGTGATCGGCGCGGGCGCGCTCGATCATGGCGAGCATGGCGGCGACGTTGGCTGTGGCGGTGAGTTCCTGGGAGTGGGCGATGCGGTCTTGGATGCCGAGCCTGCACATGCGGTCGAGTGCGTTGGTTGCTCGGTCGATGGCGCGTTCGTAGACGGTGACGGCGGCGCGAACCTCCTCGGCTCCGGTGATGGGGTTGTCGCGGGCCCATGAGTCGGTGACCTCGGAGAGTTTGGCGCGGGCGAGGTCGAGGAACGCGACCTGCTCTCCGACGATGCGGGCGAGTTCGCGAGCTGGGTCAGCGACGGGCTGGATGCCGATGCGGCGTAGTTCTCCGCCGATGCGAGCCTCGAGCGCTGTGGCACGTGCGGACGCGGTGCGCGTGGATGTTGATCCCAGGTGGAGTTTGCATGTGCCGTATCCGGGATGGCTGGTTCCCCACCCTGCTGGTCGGCGGCATGCCGACCCGGATCGTGTACGTGCTCCGCAGAAGCGACTGTCATGACCTGCGGCTTTTTCGGTCGCTGTCATGGCCGTGCGGCCACGTCTCTGGTGGGCGCTGTCGTGTCGTACCGTGATGTCGCCTGAGTCTTGGGGGTCTCCTATCAGCGGGTCGCGCAGCTTGTGTGACGATGCGGCCATGGCGAGCTCCTTGCTGTTTTTCGGCCTTTCGGGCCTGGTGTGGGTATCGGGTTGAGTCGGTGCCTGGAGCCGCTCATATCTCCGTCGCGCTGGACGCTCTTCTGATGGCCTCGCGCAGTTGCGCCCGCCTATCGACCCGCGATCGGGTTTCCGTAGCGTCAGAGGGGCGTTTTTGTGCGTCTGGCGGGCATTCCAGGGCCGGGGTGTCGGTTTGGTTTCCGCTGGCGATCTGCTGACGGGTGGATTTGAGCCACTCGCGGTAGGCGTCTGGGTCGGCGGGTGCGCCGGTGAGTTCGGCCCTGTCGAGGCGTGCGGCGCGGGCGCGGCGCACCTGGTTGAGGACCTGTCGGGGGTCGATCCACAGCGGGCGGGTGTCGGCGGATCGGGCGATAGCGACCACGGCGGCGCGGGCGTCATCGTAGGTCACGTCGGCCAGCACGTCGCGCCACACATCCGGGGTGTACTCGTCGATTTTCTGGGCGGGGCAGCATGCCTGTACGTAGCGGGTGAGCTGCAGGGCCTCGGTGGCGTTCATGCGGTCTCCTGTGCGTCTCGGGCTTGGGCGCGTTTGAGTGCTCGTGCCCACTGGTCGTCTGTGAGTCCAGCGCCAGGTCTGGCGCTGCCGCTGGTGTCAGCGGAGCGGCGGATCCAGTTGCGCCAGGTGGCGTCCCAGTCGCGTTTGCGGCCTCGTTGGCCGGGGACTCCGGCCCAGTAGTCGCGGAATCGGTCGAGCTGGTCGGTGAGCCATGCGGCGTCTCTGCCTGCCTCGGCGGCGAGATTGGTGTCGGTGCGGGCTGGGCTCCAGTCGTCTGGCAGGCGTGTGCCGTGCTGGCTGGCACCCGCCACGGCGGGTGCTGTGCGCCCCGTGACCAGCGCGAGTTGACCAGACTCAACGACAGTTGAGTCTTCTATATGGGTACGGGTACGGGGCTTAGCAGCGCTGTTTGCATTCTGCTTAGCGGTACGCTTGCCGTCCTGCTTAGCGGGCCGCTTAGCGCTCTGCTTAGCGTCCTGCTTGTCTCCCCTAGTGGTACGGGCTTTGCCACCCCTGCGTCCGATGTCGGCCATGCGCTTCCGTGTGGCCTCGACAGCGGCCTTTGTGGGCTGAAACTCGCCCCAATCGTGGTACTGATACCCCCCCTCCACCTGCATCCACAGTCCGGCGTCAAGCAGCGATTGCACCGGATCGTCAAGCGGGCGCTTAGCGTCCTGCTTAGCAGCGCTGCTTAGCGTGCCGCTAAGCGTGGTGCTAAGCGTGGCGCTTAAATGGCTGCCGAGCATGGCCGAAACCACCCTGTCCGGCACGAATCCGTCCGTGAGCTGCGCGGCGCTCCAAGCCCCGCAGATCGTCCACAGCCCCAGCGCTTCCAACGGCAGGCCGATCACCTTGGGATTCATGGGCAGCTGGTCGTCAACCTTGAACCACGGCATTAGAAACTCACCTCCTGTTGGGTGATAACGAGACGTATGCGGTGGGTGCCCTTCGGGCTGCAGCCCGGCTCGCGGCGATAGTCGGGTCCGACGAGGTGTGTCGAGTCGTCATCGGGCAGCATCCCGGCATCCACCAGGCCATCGACCAGGGCCTTGACGGTGGGGGCGGCGTTGGCTGGGTCAGCCCGCCCGCCACGCGGATACTGAATCCAGGCGGCCACGTGCACCACTTGGTGGCTACCCAGGTGCGCCTGCTTGGCGGCCCAGTAGCCCCTGGTGCGCAGCTCCTTGGTGCGGTATGCGCGGTACGCCCAGTGTTGCACGCGGTCGTTAGCTGACAGCCACTCGACGTTGGGCACCTCAATGATGATCTGGTCAGTCATGCTGCGCCTCCTTGCGCCCCCGCGCCGGGGGCATCGATGACGTCGGGGTAGTAGGTGGTTTCCCATCCGGCGCGGTCCTTGTGGGCCTGAGTGATGCCGCCGATGGGTGATACGCGCAACCACCGGCGGTCGTAGCGCCCGCGCATCGACATGGCGTAGGCGGGATGAACTGGCAGATCGTGGCGGTGCAGGTAGGCGAACACGTCCACTGCCGTCCATCGGCCGATGGGGCGGCAGGCGCCCGGCCCAGCCTCACCCCAGCGACCCATTGCCATCGCCCTCATGCGGGACTCCTCGGCGCGAACCCCAGAGATATGCCGCGAGCCGTGGTGGACCTCAGCCTCATGGAACTGCCCCCCGACATGAGAGGCGGTCCGCTTGGCGTCTGCCAGGTCATCGATCTGCCACCATCGAGGCCCCGGGGAAACCCAGTACTCGTGGTAGTCGACATAATCTCCCCACCGTTCGAGGAACGCGTCGCGCACTGTGAGGCAGTCGGGGTTCTCGTAGCGGCGCATACGCACGTAGACCAGCGGCAGCACGAGCCCGCTAGTGGCTGCCAGGTGGGCGACGACGGTGGAGTCCTTGCCCCAGGAGGTCGAGACGTAGCAGGGTCCGGAGCCAGCGAAGTCGGTGATGACACCCTTGGCGCGGGCCTCGCGGCGCGGCCACGACGGGTTTTGCGCCAACCGGGCGTCGTAGCGTTCGATGCTGCGCCAGTGGTCGAGGTCGCCGGGCTTGAAGCGGGGTGATGGGATCAGCACAGCTTGACCTCCGGAGGGGTGGCGGCCTTGTGCCAGCCGGTAGAGCGGGGGCCGTCCCATGCGGCGTATCCGCCTCGGCGCAGCCGCACCAGGGACTCTCGGATTCGCTGGACCGGCGCGTCGAGGGCGTTGGCGCAGGCGGTGTCGGTGGCGCGGCGGTGGCGGTTGGGGCGGGCTGGCAGCCAGCGCCATACCGCCAGGTCGGTCTCGGTCAGCATGATGTTCTCCTCGTGTAGTGCCAGTAGGGGGCGCGGGCGGCCTCCTGTGGCGGGAATGGGCGGTCATCCCAGCCGCCGTCGCGGTGCTCGATGGTCCATGCGGTGACGTGCCCGTGTCCGGCGTTGTGGCGGGCGCCGATATGGGTTACCAGGCGCAGCAGGTCGGCCAGGTCGTCGACGTCGGTGACCTCGGCGTCCCACCAGATCTGGTCTGTAATGGCGGCGGAGCGGATGACGTTGCGGGCCTTGCGGGGGCCGAGGCCGAGGTGGACCTTCGCGTCGTGGGTAAGGAACGTCATCGCTTGAGTGGCGGGCTTGCGGCGAATGTCGGTTGAGGTGTGGAGGGGCTCGGCGTAGTGGGCGCAGGAGACCTGCCAACCCCAGGTGCCGCCCAGCTCCCACCGCCTCAGCGGCAGCGGGAAGTCGGGCGCATGGGTGGGGGTGATCGGCTCGATGGGCTGCCCGTGGGCGCGGGCGCGCATGGCCCACGCCCACGACAGTGGCCCATCTAGCATGGTGGGGTGCTCCTCCAGCCCCACCACGGAGGTGTCGAGATGGGCGGTGATCCTCACGCCGACACCTCTGCGATCAGGGCGGTGATGGCCTCGGCGTTGTCCCGGGTGTGACTGGTGAGCCAGTCGATGGCCTCGGCCTGCCCGGTAGTGTCGGTGAGCCACTCAATATCGGCGGCCCCGTAGCCGGTGGCGGTGGAGGCTCCCAGCCTCACGTGGCCGTTGGGTGCCCACAGGCCGAGGGTGGCCAGCAGTACCCGCCGATGGGTGTCGGTGGCGGCCGGGGTGAGGGTGATGGATCCGGCGAGCATGGCCCCCGAGACGAGCACCTGGGTGTCGTAGATCATCTGCGTGGTGGTGACCGCCGGGGCATCGAGGGTGTCGGGCGAGGCGATCATGCGGGCCGCCATCGTGGATGCAGTGTCGTGGCGTGTGCCGAACTCCTCCCCGCGGTAGGCGGCAGCCCGCTTGGGGCGCAGGGCCGCCGTGTCGGGGTCGAGGCGCCACCCGTTTTCGGCGCACACGAGGATCGCATCAGAGACGCGCAGGGTGCCCTCGTGGATGTCGGAGCGGGCGGCGTATCCCATCATCGACAGGCCAGGCAGTAGCTCGTCGACGCGGCGCTGCATGTCCAGGTCGACCTGGGCGCCGGTGGAGGTGACCGCCCCGCCTGACCACAGCAGGTCGACGCCGGCCTTGGTGAGCGCGCCGTCCAGGTGGAGGGTGTCGGCCATGTGCCAGGCCAGCGCGTCGCGCAGGCCGTGGCGGATGGATCCCGCCGACAGGAACGGCACTCGGGCCGCTGTTCCGTCAGGCAGGACGACGTCCTGGGTGCGCAATAGGCGGGTATTGCCGGCGTTGCCTGCACCGTGGGCGAAGGGTGCGGTCAGGGTGGCGCGGTAGCGGTAGAGCGGTGCGGTGGTGGTGATGGTGGTCATCAGAACGGGATCTCCTCGGTAGCAGCGGACTTCTTCGGTGCGGTCTTTTTCTTGGTGGTCTTGCGCTCGTCGCGTTCTGCCAGCGCCATCGCGGCGATGTAGGTGACGTTGTGGGCGACATGTGAGGCCCACGCCTGGTAGTCGGCGTCAATGACGTTCGCGACCTTGACGGCCGCTTTGGCGTGGGAGGGGTGGATGGCCGGGATTTGGAGTTTGTGGCAGCAAGTGGTGATCGCCTGCCCGGCGTCCTGCGATCCGGCAGCGGCGGTTTCCAGGGCCGTGTTGATCCGACCGGACCAGAACTCCAGCGGCCCGAGGTCGGCCAGGGAGCCGCGCAGCGCGAAGATCAGATCAATCGTGGCGGCGTCGAGTTCTTCTGGTGCGGGCGTGGTCATTGCATTGTTCCTTTCGTGATGGTCCACAGTGCGAGGTCGAGCAGGGGAGAGCGGTGCCAGTTGGCAATCTGGGCGTCGAGGTCCCGCCAGTGCAGCAGGTCGGCGCGGGTGCGCACGTAGTCAGGTCGGCCCTCCCGAACGCCCTCGGCGGGGACGCCCATGCGCCGCAACTCCAGGGCGATGGCGTGGACATGCCTCCACTGCTCGGGGGTGGCGGAGACCTGGGTGTCCTCCATGCGGATCGTCCAGGCACCGTCGCCGTGATTGAGGGGGGTGTAGGGGACGACGTGCTTCTGGCCGGAGATGGCCACGGACGCCACCCAATCACCAGCTGGTGGGCTGGCGAGCAGCTCCACCAGTGGAGCTGGGTTGGCTCGATTGAGCAGCGACAGTCCGGGGGTGTCCTGCAGCCATGCCTTCTCGTGGGTACGACAAGGGGCGTCCGGCTCCCCGGCCACGATCGTCCACATGCGCAGGGTTGCCGGTGGCTTGCCGGAGCAACACCACAGGCAGGCGGTACACACCCGCGAGGTGGGAGCCACGCACAGCGACCTATCGGTGAAGTTCTTGCCCAGGGCGCGGTCGAAGTCTGCGGTCACCTCCTCGTGGTGGCCGCAGATCGCACACACTCCCGGTTCATCGGTCAGGTGCTTGGCGGTCGAGGCGACGGTGATCTCAGGGGATCCGGCTCGGGCGTAGATGAGTCTGGTGGCCTCACTCACAGCAGACCCTCCATGATCGTTAGACCACAGCCGTAGGCCTTACCGGTGCCGATCCCGGCCAGACGCAGGCCGTCGAGCGCTCCGGCGTCGGTCACAGTCCCCGTGGCGATCGCCGTGCACTGCTTCACCGTCGCCGTCGTGCCGGGCTTGTAGGCGCGAGCCACGCGCAGTAGATCGACCGTGCAGGAGTCCACATCGACCGCCCCGGCGAGCTTCCGGGCGTACCAGTCAGACCACCGATCGGAGGGCAGCGGGCGGCGCTTCCCTCTCTTGCCGGCACCGCGGGACACCGAGACGGTGGGGCAGACCACGCTCAGTACGCGCACCGGCTCCCCGGCTCCGATATCAGGCAGCGGACTGCAGTTCAGCTCGACCATCCCGACGGGAGGGTGGCCCCGCTCGGCCTGCACGAAGCAGGACCTCCCGATCCACGCCCACAGCACCCGCTCGGCCTCATAGGAGGCGGCGATGTCGCGATGCAGGCCTCGGATGTTGCGCCCGGCGGCGTCACAGGAGCGCTCACTCATCTCAAGGGCGTAGAGGTTCATCAGAACGGCGCCTCAGCGGACTGGGCAGCCCACGGGTCTGTGGGTTGCTGGGGCTGCTGGGGCCAGCCGTTGCCCTGGGGCTGAGTCCCGCGCTGGCGTCCGCCGGAGGGCTGGTTGCGAGCCACCTTGACCGAGGCGAACCTCAGCGCCGGGCCGACCTCAGCCACGTCGATCTCGTAGGAGGTGCGACGGTTGCCGTCGCGGTTCTCGTAGGAGCGAGCCTTGAGGCTGCCCTGGACGATGACACGCATGCCCTTGGAGAGGGACTCGGCGACATTCTCGGCGTACTGGTGCCACACCGAGCAGTCCAGGAACATCGCCTCGCCGTCCACCCACTCGTTGCGCTGCTTGTCGAATCGGCGCGGGGTCGATGCCACGGTGAAATTCGCCACCGGGGTTCCGTTGTTCGTGAACCGCAATTCCGGGTCGGATGCCAGATTGCCAACAACAGTAATGGGAGTTTCTCCACTCATTTTTTCAGCCTTTCAATATATGCGATTGCGTCAGTTTTTAGGGATTCATGGATACGCCGTACATGGGGGATGTCAGCCACGTCCTGCGCGGTCCATCCGGTGGTCTCGCCGATGAGCTGCCATGTCCACTCGCGGGCGCGCATGTAGGCGACCTGGTCGAGGTCAACAGGTGGCCTGTCGTCCTCGCCGGACTCTGAGGCGATGACCTCCAGGTGGTCAGGATTGGCGCACCGTGGGGTGCTGCAGGTGCGGCGGAGCTTGCCCGGAGAGGTGACCCACCCATGGGTGGAGGCATGTGCCACGCGGGAGGCGTAGAGGCCCACGGACCCACCGTCGGCAGTGCGGATGTACAGCTGTCGGTTCTTGGATATGGCACACCCGTCAGGGGTCCACACCAGGTTTCGGCTGAGTGATTTCGCGGCCTGCATGGGGTCGAGGGACAGTGGATGCCGAGAGTCAGTCATGCCAGCGCTCCCTCGTGGACGCCACATTGACCATGGAGGCCAGGAGCCCCGGCTCGCCATGGGTGGCCTCATGCTGTGAGTCGATGGCCTCGAGCCAGCGCACTAGGCTGACGATGTTTTGCACGATCGCATCGGCAAGATCAGCCCCACCTCGGTGGTCGTCGTCCAGGAGTTCGTCCGGGAACTCCCGGTCCTGCCTGGCCCTCTCCAGTGCGATGAGGGCGAGCGCGTCAGGGTTGATGTGCGACGCGATGTAGTCGTCCATCATGACTCCACCTCGTCATCCAGAGGGAGGCCCGCAAACCAGGCGAGCAGGGGGTCTAGCTCACTCGTAAACCGTGCAAAACTGCGGAGGTTCACGCCCTGGGATTGAGATTCCTCGAGGCTGCTGGCCTGTGCCGACAATTGGAGAATGGTGTCCTTCTTGTCGGTAGGCATGCCAGGATGCAAGCAGAGCCTGTCAAGCTCGTACGACAATTCCCCGAAATGCTCATATACGGCGAGGCTCGTCATGTATCCGGCCTCGAAAACATCTTTTCGTGTGATGTTCATCGGTCCACCTCGCCGGTGTTTTCGTCGATGACCTCGGCGTCAAACAGCTGCCCCGGCTCCTGTGTCTCGGGCTCGTCAGAGTGAGCCTCGGTCAGTGCGGCGGCGGTGGCGTTGAGCTCGTCCTGGGTGAGGCCACCGAGGGTTGTCACCTGCCTGCCGAGCACCCGGGAAGCAACCCCGAGGACCTGCTGCTGATCCGCTCCGGTGTCGCGCATGGCTGCGAGGATGATCCCCCAGTCGGGACGGTCGTCGTGGTGCTCGGTGACGGTCACGCCCTCAGGGCGGGATGGGGCGAAATCGAGCACCTCGTCAGGGGTGTAGCCGACACCACCCATCACCTCATAGCACGCCTCCCGTACACACTCGCTCAAGGCGCGGTTGGCGAGCATAAGCTCAGGATTCTTCGCCCAGTGACCTTTCCCCCAGAGGCTGTGCTTCTCGGCCTTGGCGCGGTCCCAGGTGGCCACGTGCTCAAACTCTGGGTCGTCGGCGCGGATGATGACGCAGCGGGCCACGCCATCGTTGAAGGATTCGCGCAGCAGGTGACCGGCCTTGCGGATGCGGGTGCGCATGAACTTGGCGGAGAAGGATGGCTTGCCGCCGATGATCGCCATCTCCTGCATGATCGTCCACGGGGACTCGCCCAGCTCGGTGGCCTCAGCGAGGGCCACGAGCACGTTGGCTGGCTGGCGCTGGAAGGCGGGCGGGAGGATGGTGGCTGAGCTGAGGGCTTCGGCATATCTCATTTGGTCGTCGAGGCTGGCTGGGGTGACGTTGGTTGTTGAATGCTCAATTTCTTTGCTCATGATGATCTCCTTGGCTGAGGGTGATGAATGGGGTTCCGGGTTGTCCGTCGCGCCCCTTGCGGGCTCGACGTGTCGCGAGCGTGGTGCCGTCTGGTGCGACGGCGGTTCGGGCATCGCCCATCACTGGGGCGAGGATGGCCTTCGCCTGGTCGGTGAACGCCTTCGCCTCGGCGGCGGCATCCTTGGCGGCGGCGTTGAGCTGGGCTGCTTGGCCGATGACCTGGAGGGCGTCAAGGTCATCGATGGCCACCCGCTCTTCGGTGATATCCGGGTGTCGCAGCCGCTCGAGCGCGTACCTGCGGCCCGCAGGCTCGCGGCTGTCGTCGGGCTCGACGCCGAGGGCGAGCATGGCGAGGAAACGCTCAGCCTCGTCGAGGGCGTAGCCGATCCACTCGTCGTCGCGCTCGACGTGGAAGCGGCGGAACCCCCATGTGGAGAGGACGGCGAAATCAGCCCACTCGACGCCGAACACGCTCATATACCACTGCACCTGCGCCCAATAATGTGCGGGCGCACTACCGGTGCCGTCGCGCCCCCACTCGCTCGAAGTGTTGGGCGTGAACTTGATTTCCAGGACGCCGACCGGATGCCGCACCGAGTGCGGGTTGTCGACGATGAGCCGGTCAGGGTTGGCCAGCTGCCAATCCCGATCCTGGTGGACCCATGTGCCGGTGTTGCGCAGCCACGTCCCCTCGGGGAGGTGATGGTCGGCGTACCAGCTGGCCGCTGCTGGCTCGACGTAGTGGCCTGCCTCCATAAGGTCGCTGGAAGGCTTGTCGTCGATGGTGCCGCGCTTGCGGTGCCACAGCTGCCAGGCAGAGCACCACGGCGACAGCCCCATGATGGCGGCAATGTCGGAGCCTCCGATGCGGCTTCTGCGAGCCTCCAGCCATTCTGGCGACCCGTCCGGCCATGACCCGAGGGCTACTGCTGTCCCTGCGCGTCTCATCGTCGCACCTCGGGGTCGATTCCGTCGCCACCGCAGGTGCGGCACCAGCCGCCCCACTTGCCCTCGCCCGAGCCGTCACACTCGGGGCATGGGTACTCGTCGCGTCGTGGCACCCGGCTCACATCGGCGAGCCATTCTCGCTCTGCTCTCGCAATGCTCCGCCCGTCGATGGTGCTCATGCCGACCACCTCGCGGCGAGGTTGTCGATCACGCCTGGATGAGCCGCCATGTGGGTGTCGCACAGGTCGCAGAACGCGGACAACAGCGGGCGGCGCTCGGCTGCCTGCTCGCCGGTGGCCTCTGGCCAGCCGTCGTCGCTGGCGATGAGGGAGCGCAGCTCAGCGACAGTTCCCGACCAGCAACCGATGGTGACCCTCCAGCCGTCAGGCGTGGGGATTAGTAGACAGCGGTAGGGGTGGATGCCGTCGATGCACAGGCCGTCCCACAGCCTCCCGTACAGGTTGGCCCCGCGCAGGTCGACCCCGTACAGGTTGGCCCCGCGCAGGTTGGCCAAGTGCAGGTTGGCTCCGCGCAGGTCGGCCTCGTGTAGGTCGGCCCCGCGCAGGTTGGCCCCGCGCAGGTCGGTCTCGCCCAGGTCAGCCTTACGCAGATTGGCCTTACGCAGGCCAGCCCAACGCAGGTCGGCCCCGTGCAGGTCGGCCTCGTGCAGGTCGGCCTCGTACAGGTCGGCCCCGCTCAGGTTGGCCTTACGCAGGTTGGCTCCGCGCAGGTCGGCCTCGTGTAGGTCGGCCCCGCGCAGGTCGGCCTTACGCAGATTGGCCCCGCGCAGGTTGGCCAAGTGCAGTTTGGCTCCGCGCAGGTCGGCCTGAAGCAGGTCAGCCCAACTCAGATTGGCCCCGTGTAGGTCGGCCCCGCGCAGGTTGGACCCGTACAGGTCGGCCTTACGCAGGTTGGCCCCACGCAGGTCGGCCTTACGCAGGTTGGGTGTCTCTCCACGGTATCTGGCCTCGCGGATGATCTCTAGAACGTCGTCGCGGTTCATTTCTTCTCCATGTCGTCGTGCAGTTTGGTGATGACGATGACGGCTGCCATGGCGATCACGAGGACCAGGCAGCGCCCGTCGATGGGGATCATGAGTGCAGTCATGACAGCCTCCTGGTGACCGTGTGCTCTCGCATCCATGCGTTGATTGCTGACTGGGCGATGAGATAGCGGGGCTGCCCCTTGGGGCCAGTCATCTCGATGTGGGTAATCTCGCGCGACGAGCACATCTCGCGGACGGTTCTGGCGCTCTTGCCAAGCTGCTCAGCGGCCTGGCGCGGCGTAAAAAAGGCCTCTGTGGTGCTCATGCCGCCGCCTCCTCGGAGTCGAAGCGCCCCGACAAGAAGCGATCCACGAAGTACGTCTGCCCCTTGCCGGTGACCTTTGGCGTTTTTGAGATAGTGACGTGGCCGTCGGAGTGAGTGACTGCGGTTTCCTTGACCTCGAATAACCCCAGTTCCATGGAGCGCTGGGTGGGCATGTTCCAGGCAGTTCCCTGCTGCTTGACGAGGTATCCGTTGCCGCGCATCCATGCGAAGAGGCGCGTCGCTCCTATCTGGATGCCGTTGCCGCGAAGAATCTTGGCGAGGTCACCCACGAGGATGGAGGTGCGTGACGCTGCTACCGAGTCAGCGAAGAGGACTTTAGGCTTGTCGGCTTCGTGTTGGGCTTCAAGCTCGGCGCGGCGGGCGCGTTCCTCCTTGAGGTCGGTGGCGAGTCTGATAATGAAGTCCGGGTCGGTTAAGGCCTTCTCGGCGGCCTCGGGGGTGAGGTAGCCGCCGTGCTTGCGGATCGAGGGCAGAACCTCGCTGGTGATCCAGCGGCGGAACGCTGCCGCCTCGGGCTTGTCGGATCGGATGACGACTTCGTACATGCCCGCCTCAGACACGATGGTCATTTCCTGGTCCCCGCCAGGGGTCGTCATCTGAGTACGACCCTTCATGTCACCGGCAAGCCGGGCTGCGACTCGGTGAGGCTGAGATAGGTTGAGCACCTTGCACAGATCGGCAAGCACGAACCACGGCTCGGCGTTGATGGTGACGACGCGGACGGGCTGGTCCTCGTAGGTGAATGGGGTAAGCTGAGTCATGGAACTTCCTTTCTTGGTTCTTCTGTTTGCCGCCCCTGTTGCCTCGGGGGCGGCTTTCTTTATGTCTGGCGTGGTCATGCTGCCCGCCCTACTTGTTTTGCACGTTCCGAACTTGCATGCGACGGCATAGAAAAGTCCTCTCCATATGCGAAGGCGTCTTCTATGTCGATGTCGAGCTTCCGGCACATCGTCAGCGCGAGACGTTCGGAGCATGTGGCCGCTCCCCCCGTCTCAACGAGCGACACGAACTGCTGTGTGCATCCGGTGATCGCGGCTAGGTCCGACTGAGACAGTGAGCGTCGACGGCGCGCTCTGGCGATAGCGCCAGGGTTAATGATCCGCATCCATGAGCCTCCCTTTCGTTGCGGTCTGGCTGCATGTCCTATTCTGCAAGCTCCGCGCTTGGAATACAAGTTCCTCATGTCCCTAGACCATAGTGGTTGTGGCTTGTACAAGCAAGCTAGACGCTTGTATTGCCTAGTCGCGCCGCGTGTCGTGATGCCCGTAAAGCTTCTTGGTTGTACAAGCGATACGCTTGTGACATGTACGCCATGACACAAGGGGCCAATCATGGATGACGTGACAGCGCTCCAGCGTCTCATCGCAAACCGGCAACGGGACCTCAACGCCCCGAGCCTCATCGCGATGTACCGTGCGGCAAACCTGCCCAGGGGTGCCATCACATACGAGACCCTGCGTCGTATGGCGACAGGGCGGCAGCGGTCCATTCGTGGGGATCAAACCTATGAGGACCTGTCGACCATCCTCCGGGTGAGCGTTGATGACGTGAAATCGGCAGAGGCCGGGTACACGCCCATCGGGGGATGGGAGCGGTACGAGCGGCTCAACGCCGAGGAAAGGAAGGCTGTCGAGGGCGTCATGGACGCCATACTCGCGGCACGGGAAGCAGGAGGTAGCAGTGATGACCGGCAATCTGAGGCTCAGAAGAGCCCGCTAGAGGCGTCGGGGAGCGAGGAAGCCACCCTCGCCGCCGACAACCCCGGCACGCCGACCGACCGCGAGCGCATGGAAGCAGAGTGGGGCGATGAACCCGCCTAACCCGTGGGCATGGCTGCGCTCGCGGCCATCCATTGACCTCGTGTGGGGTGGGCTGCCGGTCGGATGGCGTGGAGCCACGGACGGAAGCACCATCTGGATAGCCGAGAGGCTCACCCAGCGGGAGCGACGATCCACCCTCGCGCACGAGATCACACACATCGAGCTAGGGCTCCTCGGGCCACAGTCACCCGTCTGTGAGGAGCGTGTCAGGGTCGCCACGGCACGGTGGCTGCTGCCAGACCTGGACGCGATAGCGGACGCCCTGGCTGACTCGACACCCGAGGATGCCGCCACAGACCTGTGGGTAGCAGACGATATCCTCGCCACGCGACTAGCACACCTCACCGCCGGTGAGCGTGACCACATCAGCCGCACAGCAGAGATATAGAGAGGATTCGCCATGAAGAAAATCGGTGCCGACATGCTGGCCAATCTCGACCAGCAGCTCGCCGATGGCAAGATCGGTCAGGCCGAGCATGACTCGCGACGGATCGAGATCGAGGAAATGATTCGCACTGGCAAAGATGTCGACATGGACGCGGGGGAGCGCGTCGGGCGTGCCATCGGCGGCATTCTCGTGTGGCTGTTGGTGGCGTTCGCCTTCGGGTTTCTAGTCCCTGGACCCCAGCCGCTTCCATTCATCATTGGGATGCTTGTCGGCTTGTGGCCTGCCCTGCGGATCGCTCATCCACGGCTGCGCTGACCGTGGCTGTCCAGGACCTGTGGCGGGATCGTCACGGCAATCCCACTCGCCGGGATGGTCGCGGGAAACGGTGGCGTGTCGTGGTGGCTGGCTGGCCCACCACGGCATGCCGCACCAGGGCTGAGGCCGACCGGATCAACGCCATTCGGCTCACGACGAAGCCGCCGCGCCCCGAGGATGGGCGAACCGTCGGCGACCTCGTGAGCGTGTGGCTGGATGGCAAGCGCGGCCTGAGCCCCAAGGGTTACGAGGCGGCAGAGCTCGCGGCCTCGTATGTGCGAGAACGATGGGGCGATGTGAGCCCGTCGGACGTGAGTGCCCCCGATGTGCAGTCGTGGATCGCGTCGCTGCGCACCGCACATGGCCCGGCGTCGGCGTCACTGCGACACAAGGTATTGCAGTGTCTCCGGGGGGCTGTGGGGGACCGTGCAGACCTGTCAGCGGTGAGGGCGCCGCGGGAGGTGCGCCGGGACGTGCACCCGCTGAGCATTGATGAGCTGAGGGTGCTCGCCGAGGAGATAGGCAAGGGGCACGGGCGTGACGATTCGGCGGCCCTCGTCTGGCTGCTGGGCACGACAGGTCTGCGCATCAGTGAGGCGATGGCGTTGAATGTGGGGGACGTCGATTCGGAGCGCAAGCGGCTGAGGGTGCACCGCTCCAAGACGGGCCGCGCCCGCGATGTGCCAGTCCCGGCGTCCGTGTTGGCCATGCTCGATCTGAAGCGAACCCCGTCGGAACCGCTTGTGCGTGGGGCTCGTGGCAGGAGGCTGTACAAGGATTCATGGCGGCAGCGGAGGTTCCGTCCGGCCTGCGACAGGCTGGGATGGCAGGGGCTACGCATCCATGACCTGAGGCACACGGCGGCATCGCTGGCCATCGCGAGTGGCGCGGACGTCAAAGCGGTCCAGCGGATGCTCGGGCATGCGTCGGCGACGATGACCTTGGACTTGTACGGGCACTTGTGGGATCGCGGGCTGGATGATGTCGCCGACCGGATGGAGGCGATGATGGCGGCTGAGGACGATACCCAGACTGTACCGGGGTCGCTTGACTAGGCATGGGGCCTACTTTGGGAGCAGGAGACCGCAGGTTCGAGTCCTGTCGCCCCGACCCCTAGCCAGGGCCACTTTGACGGCGTTATGCCTAGTCAAGTGGCCTTTTTTCAT